AAGACCTCAGTTTCTAATGAAATGTAAGAAATTCTTAATTCCCTTGGAAATCTGTCGGACGGGCCCTCGCTCGAAAGGCGAAAGTCTTCCTGCGTGTTTTCGGTTCTGCGTTCGAGGTTCTAAATGGAATTCTCAATGTGAGAAGGCCATTTATGGGGATCGTTCCCGTGAGAAGGAGATCAAACGTATAAATCAATGGTGGCAGAGTTTCTGCACCTTTTTTATACAGGCGGTCCCTGGGTGTGTAAAGGGTGTATTGCTTGATATCGAGGCCATAAAAGGAATTTATTTATTCTTTAAATGGTTTAAGCAAACTTTCGCATATTGCGGAGAGTCTTTTCTTCTGAAAAGGCTCAAATGCATTTGCGATTTTGCCAGATATTATAGCGTTAACCCTTTGAACCAGCCCCCTCCAGTCGAAGGAGGAACCCTCGGCCATATGAGAGGTGAATCGCAATATGCGATTCGCTTCCCTTGGCTACGAGGGTCCCTTGACTGGATTGATCCTTCAAACCCTAGAGGAGTTGATCAAAGGCGACTCGCCTATATCTTCTTTCTTCTTTCATCTGTGAAGAGGGCCTTTGGGCCCCCTTCCTTTGAAATGGAGATAACCTCTTTGGTGAAGCATCAACGTCTTCTATCTACTCCACCACCTAGCTTTCCTAATCTTCCGCTTCAAGCGAGATTATTTGGAGCTTCGTGGGCTGAGAGGTATTCGAAGGGTATTGAGACTATAAGTCTCAAAACCACAACGTCTACCTCTTCAGTTATAGGATATAAGATGGAAGAGGGGGGTAGACAACGTTGGTTGTCGGAAGTTGTTGAGGAACTCAACAACGACCCTGGTTCCCCACGCCCCACTGGAGATTTGTTTTCAATCTTTGGAGAAAGAAAATATTCTCTCGAATGGGGTGCTTCTCTCGGAATAGACCTGGTATCACCGTGGTTTATGTACCAATTTACGCCGAAACGTATACAACCTGATCCGCATAAGGTTCTGAGGGACTATTGTCTCTCGAAACTCTATGCCTCAGGGTATATGTACGGTGACTTTCCACAGCCGGATTGGGGTCCCGACCCATTTCGAGGAGGTTATTACTCCCCCGAAGTGTCTCGGGTGGTCCGCTGGGGTTATTCGAATCGAATTCCCCTTGCGCAGGCGCTCCCCGTTCCGGATCGTGGCTCCAAGGCTCGAGTTATTACAAAAAGAGAACCAGAAGTGGTAACCCTTTTGCAATATCTTCGGGATTGGTTCTTCCGACTTCTCGAGAAGGATGCAAATTGCATCCTTTTCGATCGAGCCGGAGGAATTTGGGGCCATGTGAAAAGACTTGGGCAGGCATTTGTAGATTATCGGGAGGAAGATTTTGTGATCTGTTCTCTCGATTTAACTACTGCCACAGATACGTTCAATCAGACAATTTGCCATGATCTAGCGGCTGGTATTGTTGACCCTTATCTGGGTGGACCCATGTTTTTGACCTTTTTGGTCGACCTTGAGTTCTCTCCAGATAGGTTACAATATCCCAAGATAAATTGGTTTCATAAGTCACTCCGATCCGCATTCCGTTCTCGTTACGAGAAGGAATACGAATCACGACGTGAGCTCGTCTCCTGTCGAGGCGAACTCATGGGTGATCCAGGATCATGGACGATCCTCAACCTCTATGTTCGCTTCCTTCTTTGGATTGCGTGGAATATCTATAAGACATCCCACGACCCAGGGACAGGGCAACCACTTG